CTAATTTTACTTTAGGATTTTCCTCTACTAAAGATGGTAATCTACCTAGTACAATTGCACCTTATACAGATGGTGTAACTGTTACAGGAACAGCAGGATCGGCAGGAGCAAAAACAACTATTATAGTTGCTCCCGTAAGAACAGTAGGCGCTCCAATATTATTTTATTACAATTCTTTATCTGCAAATCCTTTAACAGTAGGAATGGGTAATACTTGTCAAACAATTGCACCTACTTCAGAAACAACAGCTTTCAATCCACAAGTTGATGATATTATAGAAGAAGCCTATGAAAGAACGGGTGTTCTTGGTACTAGAACTGGTTATCAATTAAGATCAGCTAGAAGATCACTTAATATATTATTTCAAGAATGGGCTAATAGAGGTGTTCATCTATGGAAAGTAAAACTTGCCAAAGTACCTTTAGTTGAAGGACAAGCAGAATATAATTTTGCATCAGATACTGTAAATTTTCCTGGTGATATTAGTGATGTATTAGAAGCTTTTTATAGAAATAATTCTACACCAGCAACTCCTTCAGACATTGCTTTAACTAAAATTGATAGATCAACTTATAGTGCTACAGCTAATAAATTAGTAAAAGGTACACCTTCACAATATTATGTAGATAGAAAAATAAATCCAAGTATTTTTTTATACACAACACCAAGTTCAAGCATTTCAAGTACAAGTACACCTTCTAGTTTTCAATTTTGTTTTTATTATTTAGCAAAAATTCAAGATGCAGGTTCATATAACTATACTTCAGATGTGGTAAATAGATTTTATCCATGTATGATGTCTGGCCTTGCTTATTATTTAAGTCAAAAAGTTTCTCCAGAAAGATCTGGAGAATTAGAGAGAAGATATGAAAGTGAAATGTTAAGAGCACTCGACGCAGATAATCAAGGTACGTCTAGTTTCATTTCTCCACAAACATTTTATGGAGATGGGGTATAATGTCTGTATTTGCAAGTGGAAAACAGGCTTTAGCAATATCAGATAGATCTGGTTTGGCTTTTCCTTATACTGAAATGGTTAGAGAATGGAATGGTTCTTTAGTTCACTACTCAGAGTACGAACCCAAACAACCACAACTTTCTCCAAGACCTGTTGGAGCAGATCCTCAAGCTTTATGGAATCCAAGACCACAACCAGCCGGCGTTGTTAGTTTAATTTTACTAGAACCAAATCCTTTCACTTCAGTTATTTCGGGAGCAACAACTTATGTAAATATTTATTCATTAGATCATCAAAGAAAAACTGGAGATATTGTAAGGTTTAGAGGAATACCTGAAGTTACAGGAGTAGGCACAGGTGGACCAGATGCACCTAACTTACAATCTTTTGCAGATGTATCTTCTTTTGATAACATAACTGATTTAAATAATGTAAATGGATTTACAATTACAGTAGGTCAAATACAATCTAATGGTACTATTATAACTCAACCTAATTCAACTCCAACAGATATTTTAACAACACCTGAAAATTATTTCTTTATAACCAGCACAAGTAGTGGTAGAACAGGAAATATATCAGGGGGTGGAAGCAACGCTTCAGCAGGCCCTGTAACTTTAAAAGTGATAAACGGATAATATGGCATATACTTTAGCAGATTTAAGAACAGATATTAGAGGATACACAGAAGTAGATAATAATGCTGCTGTTACTCCTTTAGTTTTTACAGATGCAGTTTTAAAACCTATTATTATTAATGCAGAAAACAAAATTTATAGAGAAGTAGATACAGATTCAGATAGATTTTATGCTACATCTTCATTAATCGTAGGGAATAAATTCGTAACTATTCCTCTAGATTTAAGATTTATAAGATCTGTTCAATTAACAGATTCAGATGGAAATCAATTATATTTAGAGCAAAGAGATACTTCTTTTATGTTTGAATATTATGCTACTCCAGGAACTACTTCTGTGGATATTCCAAAGTATTTTGCTAACTGGGATGAAGAATTTTGGGTAGTGGCCCCTACACCAGATAAAGAATATGCTATAACACTGGGCTATAATAAGGAACCAGGAAGTATTACAAGTACTACTTTACCATCTTCATCTGCTTCATTTAGCACGGTAGGAACTTATTTATCTAATAAATATCAAGATGTTCTTTTATACGCAGCTCTAGTAAATGCATATGCGTACTTGAAAGGACCACAGGATATGATACAATACTACAATCAAGCTTACGAAAAAGCTTTGATGTCATATGCGATCGAACAACAAGGAAGAAGACGTAGAGACGAATATCAAGATGGAGTTATTCGTACTGTACTAGACTCAAGAAATCCATCAAGTAATAAATAATTAAGGAGAAAATAACTATGGCAAATATAATACCCTTCTCATTTAAAGGAGAACTTTTTTCAGGAGGACACAACTTCGCAAATGGTGGAGATACTTTTATAATGTCTTTATATACAGGCACAGTAGCTGCTGGTAATTATACTACAGCAAGTACCGTTGCTTTATTAGGAACTGTTAATAATGAAGTAGATACAACCTTACCTTATATAGGTTATTCGGCTAAAACATTAACAGGTAATGTAGTAGATGATTCAACTGCAGTAGCTTCTGTTGATTGGACAACTGATCCAAGTTGGACGACTGCAACTTTCACTGCAGCATATGCCGCAATATATAATTCAAGTACAACACCTACAAATAAATTAGTAGTAGTACTAGATTTTGGTGGGAATATAACAGCAACTAATGGAACTTTTAAAGTTGTGTTTCCTAATCCTTCTACACCAGCTGATGCTATTATAAGTATGGCTAATGCGTAAGGAATAAAATTATGGCGTTAATACTAAATGATAGAGTAAAAGAAACAAGCACTTCTGCTGGAACAGGTAATATTACTTTAGCGGGTGCAGTAAATGGTTTCGAAAGTTTTCAAGCGGGAATTATTTCTCCTAACACAACTTATTACACTATCTCTGAACAAGGAACTAACGATTGGGAAGTAGGTAAAGGTACTTTAAGTGCTGCAACTACTCTTGAAAGAACTACAGTTCTTACTAGTTCTAATAGTGACGCTTTAGTTAATTTTAATACAAGTGGTACAAGTACTTTAGATGTATTTTGTACTTTGCCCGCAAGTAAAGCAATTTATTTAGATGCTACAGGAAGTCCCGTCGGCGCAGCAGGAACAGGTTTTGCAGTAGCAATGGCTATTGCTTTATAGTATAACAAAAGGAAAAAATAATTATGGCACAAGAATTTAGATCAACAGGAAGTCAAATAACAAATACTGCTACAACACTATACACAGCAGCAGCTTATGATGCAGTTATTGGATTAAGATTAGCAAACATATTAACAACAGCGATCACCGTTTCGGTCTGGATTGATGATGGATCTGTAAGATATATTGTAAAAGATTTAAGTATACCACCAGCAAGTTCAGTAGAAATTGTACAAGGTGGTGCTAAATTCGTATTAGAAAATACTAATGTTTTAAAAGCCCAAAGTTCAGCAGCAACAAGTGTGGATGCTTGGGTAAGTGTAGTTCAACAAATCAGTATATAGGAGTTTAAATGAGTGACGCATATCCAAGTGGAATTTATGTAGGAAACAATCCGGGTACTCAAGAGATATATACTCACGCCGCAGTCATAGATAATTATTTAACAATCGAAAGTGCAGTTCTCGCGGGACCTGTATCTTTTGTTACAACGGTAATAGTAACTGGAACGTTGGTAATTGTATAATGAGCAAACTAGAAGTAGATAAAGTTGTACCTCAATCAGGGACTACTCTTACAGTAGGAGAAGTGGGAGACACAACTGTAATAAATGGTTTAGGAACTTTACCTGCAACTATTGGAACATCTACTCAAGTACTTGCAGTTAATGCAGGCGCAACAGGTTTAGAATATGGAACCGCAGCAACAGATTTAAGTAATTTAAACGCAACAAACCTAACAAGTGGAACCGTTCCAGATTTAAGATTTCCTTCAGTACTACCAGCAGCAGGTGGACAAAATTTAACATCATTACAATCAGCAGCTTTAACAGGTGCACTACCAGCAATTTCTGGAGCAAGTCTTATTAATATACCCGCAAATCAAGGTCTTCAAAATGACATTGCCACTTTAGCTTTACATCAAGCAACATTTGGTAATGCTACAAGATATAATTTAACAAACACTAACGTAGACGTTTACGAAGATTCAACAGCGATAGCTAATTTAGTTACTGTAGCTAGAAGTGTATCAGGTGAATTTATGTCAACTGCTATAGCAAGTGGTGCAACTGCACAAGCTATAACTGGTATAACTGTTGCTGGTGGAAATATTGTTAGAACATCACCAGAAGCGACTGCTATTGCAAATGCAGAAGATGGCGCTGGATCAACTCAAGTTGCTTATACTACAGGTAGTTCAGTTTCAGGTTATGTTACAGCCGATTTAGGTGCGACTTATACTATTGCGCAAATGGATTTAGGTAAAAAAAGAGCTGCTGGAGACCCTAGATCAATTCTTATGTCCTATAGTACTGATGATTCTTTATACCCAGTTATGGATCTTACAAGTGCAACTTCAACTGTAGTTTCATATGGAGGAGAATCAAAAAATCTTTCTAACTTTACAAGTGCTGGTACTGCTGATTGGGCAGCATTAACTGTTAATGACTATAATAGTGTTTGTAGAGTAACAGACTTTGCAACTTTTTCAGCAAGATATTTAAGATACAAATTTGGTAGTGCTGATTTTCATGACGCTAATGCGGCATGGTCACAATTTAAAATATATAAACAAGGCTTTACTACTGGTGCAGCAGGCAGTTATGAATCAACTGCACAAACAGCAAATGCTTCAACAAGTATCGTTTCAGCAGTATTAACTTATACTGATAGTGTAGGAACTACAGCTTTAAATACAGATTTAGTTTTACAAGTTTCAGCGGATAATGGAGTAACATTTACTAGTGCACCTTTAACAGCAGCAGGAAGTTTTTCTTCTGGTATACTACAAGCAACAACAAGTGATATAACTGTTACTGCAGGTTCACAAATTAAATATAAAGTAACATTTGCTAATCAGGCGGCACTAACAAAAGTAACCCAAGTTAACGGAGTAAGTTTAATATATTAATATGAGCGAAGTAAAAGTAAATAAAATTAGTCCACGATCCGGAACAGGTGTCACTCTTGGTGATAGCGGTGATAAATTTACAGTTCCAAGTGGTAGTAATATAACTATTAATTCAGGCGCTAGTATAGTTAATGATGGAACGGCAACTGGATTTGATACAGATACAAATGATAAAGTTAAAGTAACTACTAACGATACTACTCCTGGATTTTTAACTACAAAAGTTTTAGCAGGAGCAAATATTAGTTTAACTACAGGTAATCCAAGTGGCGATGAAACTTTAACGATTGCTAATACAGCCACTAATGATAAAGTAGGGGTATCCGCAGACGATACAACACCTGGATATTTAAATGGTAAGTTAGTGGGAGGAACTAATATTACATTAACAGAAGGATCTGGCGGTGCTGATGAAACTTTAACAGCAGCATTAACGGGAACGATCGCAACAGCAAGACTTGGTACAGGAACAGCAGACGCAACAACTTTTTTAAGAGGAGACCAAACTTATGCAGCTGCTGGTGGTTCATGGACATTAGTAAGTTCAGTAACTGCTTCAACTGATAGTTTTCTTGATATTGCATTGAGTGGTTCATATAGTATTTATAAAATAACTTTTGTTGATATGATTTGTGATACCGATAATAAATTTTTAAATGGTCAAATTTTAGTAGGAGGTTCTGTAGTTACTTCAAATCATCAGTATTCAAATTGGTTTTGTAATTCAAATGGTAGTGGCCCTGGTCCTCAAGCTAATAGTGGTGCATCGGCAGTACAATTAACTTATGATGCTATGGGTAATGCAGCAGGAGATAATACTAATGGAGAAATGATATTGTATAATCCAACAGGATCTAATTCACTTATGAAACATGCACAATATAAGTTTAGTGGAACTGCTAAAGTAGGTAGTTATGTTCTACAAACTATAGGTGGATTTTCTAACAATCTAAATAGTAATCCATGGACAGGATTTAGATTTTTATATAGTGGTAACAATATTTTAAGTGGTACAATTAAACTATGGGGGCAAGCATAATGGCACACTATAAAAATGTAGATGGCGTTAGATCAGAAATGACACAAGCAGAAATAGATGCTCATATTATAGCTCAAAATGAAATACAAGCAGAAAATTTAATATACAAAAATGCCGAAATAGATAAAATAGTTTTACAATTTAGTGGAAATACCAAATTAATAGATTTAGGTTTAACTCAAGATGAAACAACAGCGATTAATAACTTTTCACCAGAAAAAGGAAATCAAAATCTATTAGGTTTAGGAAAAACTCAATTAGAAGCAACAGCACTTACAGGGTATACACCAGAATAGTAAAAGGATATATTAATATGACAGGAATTTTAAAAGTAAATACAGTCCAGGACGCAGATGGTAACAATATCATCAACGAAAATGCTAACACGGTTACAGTTGGTAAAGCGGGTGATACTGTAAATTCTGCTGGAAACTTAACATCAACAACTGGAACTATTACTACTTTAAATTCAACTACTTTAGGAACAACTACTCTTAACGCAACAAATATAAATTTAAATGGAGCGCCTTTCGGCCCCGCAACTCTTCCAACAGTAACATCAATGGTAGAAACTTCTGGTGGAGGATCTTCTATTATTCCATCAACTCCTACAGCATGTACTGTTACCGGTACTGGTTTTGCAACAGGTGCAACTGTACAAATGATTTCTACAACAGGAGCTATCTTTAATGCAACGTCTTCAACTTTTGTAAGTGCAACTTCTATAACATGTTCTATTGATTTAGCAGAAGGTGCATATTATTGTAGAGTAGAGAATACAAGTGGTTATGCAGCAAGATCTGCAGCGACTGAAATAACAGCTTCTAATAATCCAACTTGGACAACTTCTGCAGGGTCTCTTGGAACTTTTGCAGGCACAACTACAGGAACAATTACAACAATTGTTGCGTCTTCAACAGATTCTCCAGCAACTTTAACTATGACAGAAGTTTCGGGAACTGGTTTAACTGGAGCAGGAAATGCAAACTGTCAATTATCTTTTGCAACCGTTGGAGCAAATACGACTGGAACTATTTCATCTTCGGGTGGATTAGGCGGATCGGCAACTACACCTACAACATATTCATTTACAATTAGAGCTACAGATGGTACACCTCAAAGTACCGACAGAACTTTTACAATTACAACTTCTTATTACACAGGAAGTACAGGAGGCGCACAGTTTAACTAATGGCATCAACATATTTAACAAGAACTTTTGGAGCAGGAGGAAATGTATATACATGGACAATAAGTACATGGTTTAAAAGAAGCAATCTTACAAATGAACATATATTTATGAGTAGTTATATTAATGCTAGTAAATATGTTGTTATAAAAATAAACGGTAATAACAAATTTGAATTTAGAGTTTATAATAGTGCGGATCAAGCAAGATATGTAACAACAATGAAATTCATGGACACTAATGCGTGGTATAATTTGGTAATAACACAAGATAGTACATTAGCAGCAGCAGCCGATAGAGTTATAATTTATATCAATGGAGAAAGAATAACAGCTTTTGATACTGAAACTCAAATTGGTCTAAATGTAAATGGAGATTTTAATGAAGCAAAACTACACCAAATTGGTGCTATAAATGGTGCAGATTTTTGGAATGGTTATATGTCAGATTTTAATTTTATTTCCGGTACACGATATGCGGCAACAGATTTTGGTGAAGTAGATACTGATACGGGTGAGTGGAAAATTTCAGATATGGCTACACTTACTTATGGAACAACAGGATTTAGAATTTTACAAAATGGAGATACTATTACTGACCAATCAGCTAATAGTAACGACTGGGCTGTGGGTGCGGGTACATTAACGAATTCAAAAGACTGTCCGAGTAATGTTTTTTCTACTTGGAATAATTTAGCTGGTCCAACAGCAAATGCTAGTACATACGCATGGACAAATGGAAATACTACAGCTAAAGCTACAGGTGCAGGTTATAGTGCTAGTTTTCTTAATATGGGTGTGGAAACTGGAAAATATTATTTTGAAATGAGAGGTAAGGCAATAGCCGCAAGTAGTTCTTTTGTAGGACTTGCTAGTGAAGCTAATTTTAGTCTTACACAATCAAGTAGTACAACACCTTATGATGATACAGATGGTATGATAACTTATCACCAAGATGGTACTAAATATGTTAATGGAGTGGCAACATCAAGTTTCTTTACTGCTTATAATACAGATAATATTATAGGCGTAGCACTTGATTTAGATGCTTCAACTAAAACAATAACTTATTATTTAAACGATACTATTTCAGGTAGTGCAGTAGATTTACCTACCAATATGCAAACAGGTCGTGTTTACCCAGTTGTTATTTGCGATGGAAATGGGTACTTCGAAGGAAATTTCGGCAATGGCTACTTCGCAACAACAGCTATAACTAGTGCAGGAACACCAGGATCAACTCCGGGAAGTTTTGAGTACGACGTTCCATCTGGCTATCAACCTCTATCTACGAAAGGAATTAACGCATAATGGCCTATACTACAATTAATAATGGATCTCTTTTTATGAACCCAATTCTCTACACAGGGAACGCAGGTACACAATCAATTACAAATTTAGGATTTCAACCCGACCTGACCTGGATAAAGTCAAGGAGTGCAGCCACTTATCATTCTCTATCGGATTCAGCATCAGGTACAGATATTCAACTAGGAGTTAATGATTCTAATGCAGCTGATGCTTTTACTACTGCTATTACAGCTTTTGATAGTGATGGTTTTAGTCTTGGTTCAAATGGAAATACTAATGCGAATTTAGCAACTTTTGTGGGCTGGAATTGGAAGGGTGGAACAACATCTGGAATAACAACAAATGGTTCAACTACAATTACGCCAAGTGCTTATTCATTTAATCAAACATCTGGTGTTAGTATTTTAAAATTTACTGGTAATGAAGTTTCTGGTGCAAAATTAGCTCATGGGTTAGGAGTAAAACCTGCTATGGTAATTTGTAAGTCGCATTTATCTGGTGGGTGGGGTGTATATCATGAAGGTTTAGGTCCAACTTATGCAATGCTATTAAATACTGCGGGTGCACAAGATCTTGATGCTTCAGCTTGGAATGATACTGAACCAGATTCAGTTAATATAACTCTTGGCTCTAGTATTAATACAAATAAAATAGGTGATATGGTGTGTTACGCGTTTGCAAATATTCAAGGATTTTCGCAATGTGGATCGTACAAGGGAAACGGAAATATTGACGGACCGTTTTTGAATGTCGGATTTAAACCCTCATTTTTAATTTTTAAAAATGCCACAACAGGAGGAGAAGAATGGAAAATTTTAGATACTACAAGAGACCCTATTAATAGAGCTACTGACAAGGTATTAATTGTTGATCAAGCTGTTGCTGAAAGTGATGCTTCAAATGCTCTTACAGATTTTGTTTCTAATGGTTTTAAAATTCGTTCTAGTCATAATGCTATAAATAAAACTGGAAACACCTTTATTTACTGGGCTTTCGCGGATGCACCTCTAGTTGGCACTAATGACGTACCCGCAACAGCAAGGTAATTCATGTTGTTTGGATTTGATTCATTTGCAGCACAACCTTTTGCAGCAATTAACCCAGACTCTGGCGCTGTAACTGTTAATGTAATTAAAAATGCATTAACTCTTAGTTTTGGAAATGTAGGAATTGTTGCCCATTCAATCGTTGAAGATGTTACAAAAAATCCCTTAGATTTAAATTTTGGTACTCTAACTATTACAGGAGATGCTAATTATACCCTTATTAAAAACCCATTAACTCTTGGAATTGGTAACTTTGAAGTTCAAGTAAGTGTTGATGCTCCTACTACAGGAAATGCATTGACCTTAACAACTAGAGCTGTTATAGTAACAGCAGACGCAGTAATTAATCCAACACCTACACAACTAAATTTAAATGTTGTAGACCCTGGAATAATTACTTGGAATAATATAATACCCGGAGTAAACATGGTCTGGACACCAATAGTACCTTATTAATTATGGCATCAAGTTATTCAACAGATTTATCATTAGAACTAATCACAACCGGTGAAAAAGCTGGTCAGTGGGGAACGATAACTAATACCAATTTACAAATTTTACAAAGAGCAGCTTCAGGTTATGTAGCTGTACCTATGACAAGTGGTACAGACGTTACTTTAAGTTTAGCGGATGGTTCAGACACAGCTAATGGTAAGAATTTATTTTTAGAATTAACAGGTACAATGACAGCTAATATTAGTTTAATTATACCGTCTGCTACAACAGGTGGAACAGCAACAAGAACTTATATTATCAAAGATTCTACAGCTAGAACAAATAATCATTATACCTTACTAATTAAAACAGCAGCATCAGCATCTCCTGTACCATTACCAGAAGGTGCAAATATAATTGTTAGATCAGACGGAACAAATACAATTACTGCTTTTATACAACCTGGAATGAAAACTGTTGATTCGGCTAATACAACAAATTACACTTCGGTTAATGGAGATCAAATCGAAGTTAGTACTTCATCTACTACTGTAGTAATTAATTTACCTATTACTCCGGCTATTAAAGATGAAGTAATAATAATGGATGGTTCCGCTACCAATGGTTTTGCAACTAATGCGGTAACAGTAAATAGAAATGGTTCTAATATTAACGGCGCAGCTACAGACTATGTGATGAATATAAATAACCAATGTGTTACATTTATATATGTTAATGCCACTAAAGGTTGGTTATTAAAATCAACTAACCAGTAGGAGCACCTTATGGCTCTTCAAGAAATTAAATTCGCACCCGGAGTTGACAAACAAGATACTGCTGTTGGTGCTGTAGGACGTTGGGTTGAGTCTGATAACATTAGATTTAGATATGGGCTTCCAGAAAAAGTAGGGGGTTGGCAATCTTTACTCACAAAATCTTTAGTAGGAGTTACTAGAAAATTACACGCTTTCGTAGATAATGACGGCAATAGATACGTTGCCATGGGAACTGATAAGTTTTTAATTATTTATTTTGAAGGACAGTTTTTTGATATCACTCCATTAAAAGCAACTCTCACACCTTCAACAATTGCAACAGCTGCTGGTTCACCTATTTGTACTCTTACCACACCTACAAACCACGGACTATCAATAGGCGATATTGTTTTATTAGATAATGTTACTTTGCCAGTAGGTACAGGTTACCTTGACGCTGATTTTGAAGATAAACTTTTTCAAGTAATTACAGTTCCAAGTCTTACAACTTTTACAATTAATCAATCTAGTAACGCAGTGGCAACAGTATCTACAGGTGGAGCTATAGATGTTAAACCTTATGAACAAGTTGGTCCTGCTGCACAAACTTATGGTTATGGTTGGGGTGTGGGAGATTGGGGTGGAGTAGATGGAACTACATGGGGTAATGCAGTATCCGCATCTTCAGTAACTTTAGAACCTGGACTTTGGTCTTTAAGTAATTTTGGTGAAGTTCTTATTGCAACTATAGCGAATGGAAA